GGCGTGAAGTCATCACCATACTGCTCAAGCAGGATACGTACAGGCTCAAGGCTAGTCTTGTCACCATTCACATAGTCAAAGCCAAGGTTGGCAATGTCCTCGCCCACTACCTGCTGGAATAGTTTAGACAGTACCTCTTGTGCAATGTCACTGCCCATAGGGGTTTCTTTCTTAACCTGTAGGAACAGGGCAGAGTATGCTTGCTTCTGTGCTGTAGTGAGTGTTGGGTTGTCAGACATGAACAGTGCTTCAATCTCATCAGGTGTAACACTTCGTTCATACTTATCCATAGCTGTGTCTATTGATTGCTTGACCTTACGTACGTCCTTGCTAAACAAACGGTCTGGGCAACGTGCGCCACGATGGTCATCATAGAACTCTTTGTCCATCAAACTTCTAATCAGTGATAATTCCATATTTCTATTCTCCTATCATGTTGGTTAAGTTGGTTAGGTCTACATCATTACGATATTTCAAGTCATCTGTCAAACGTAATACCTTTACACTAGATACATAACCTCTCAATTCTTTTGCCATACCCAGAACTTTAGGTAAGGCATCAGGGTCTAGTGCAATTATTGCTGTTGAGAACTGTGATAGATACCTTTTGTGTGCTTCGGCGAGAGATGTTCCTAACACAGCAACCCCGACAAAGGAACCGCAACCAACAACGGCGGCACTTACACAGTCCTCAACAACTACAGCGACTTTACCACAACCGTGTGTATATGGCAAGCCTCTATCTCCATATCTTTTCCATTTAGGAATACGCTTTCCTAGTGAACGGCCCGTGGCATCAACTACAATGCCATCATGTACAACAGGAAACACAACCCTGTGTTCCTTAACATCATACATCAAGCCTAATTCATCTGCATCTAATCCCCATATGTCACACCACGAGACAAGCGCAGGGCGATTATCATGTGGTACTATATACTCAGGCATAACAAACTTGACAACCTGCTCTGCATAATCATCTGCTCCTTTGAAACCCTTTCGGATGTCATCGGCAGATAGATTAACACGAGTACCACCACTAGCATCACAGGATGCCTTGTAACAATTCCATACCAAGGAACCCATGTTGTTAGTCACAGTGAATGTCTTGTATGACTTACAAGCAGGACAGTTCATCCTTTCTGTATGTCCTACAGGAATATCCATATCACTTATAATGTTATATATATTATACATGTATTATACACTCTCCTTGTCGGCACTTGATATGCTTATACCATGTGACTTTCTAGCTGTCAATGCACTATTTGCAGATGCATACGTATTTTTCATGTAAGGTTTAACTGACTGAGGATTACTGTGTCCTGTAACCGACATGATTTGTCCCATAGGAACACCTGCCTCAACCATCTGTGTTGTACCAGTCCTACGTAAGTCCATAAGACGTAGTTCATTAGATAGCCCTGCAAGCCGCATCACTGAGCGACCTACTCTACCTAGCCTATCTATACTATAAGGTTCGTAAGAGCCACTGACGGGCGTAGGACGAGGAGCAACGTACTCTTGAAAGCCGAAGTCATCATGTTGCTGTACAAGCATGTCATGTAAATCATCTTCAATAGGTAATGTTACCTCTGCCCTACGCTTGCTCTGCTCTAGGTACATCTTACGATTATCTAAGTCTATGTTATCCCATGTCAGTAAGCGCATGTCACCTAGCCTCTGGCACCACTCATAGGTCATATGGATAATCAACCCTATGTTGCGGTAGTTGAAGTCAGCATAAGCTGTGTCAAGGAATTGACGAACATCATTCTCTGACCATACTACCTTACGTTGTGGGGATGTCTTACGTCTAACACTAGCAAACGGATTGACTGTAGCATACTCCATGTCGATAGCATACCTGTACACGAGAGATGACACAGTACAGACATGGTTGGCGAAGCTGATACCTCGCACAACCCACTCTTCATACGCATGTTTGGCTTGCTTACTTGTTAGTTTATCATAGGCAATGTCACCAAACGTGTCAGTCAGTATGCCTAAGAAATATTGATAGTCTTTCTTAGACTTGTCTCTTAACATACTGAAATCATTAGAAGAATAATACTTCTGTACCATGTCATTTACGGTCTTCATGATGCAATTAACTCCTTAAACTGCTTGCTCTCAATCCACTGAGACACCTTCGCCTCACGCTGGAACATAGACACAGGCTGTGTATCACCACCAGTATTACGTAGCTTGAAGCCATTACGCTCATCAGCATACGTTGCATAGTTAGTGAACGCTGAGTACAATGCCCAAGCATTATGTCCTCTGACATTAGCTTCCTGCTCATACAACAGCATCATTTTCTCTGCTGTCTTGTCTGACTTGAGCAGAGATTCAAGCATAGGTTTAACGTCACCAAAGAATACAGGTGTGTTAGCCCATCCTTGTAGGCGGTCAGACTGTGCATAGAAGTCCTGCTTACTACGGTTAAGCTGACCAATGAACCTGTCAAGGCTGAAGCCACTGGTATTCTTACGGCGTACCTTGTCATGCTCACCCCGTATCATACCATTGGTACAGAAGAAGTCGATAGCACCAAACAGTACAGTGTTAGAACACGTACCATCCACACCATGTAATGCAATGATGCGCTGTGCTACCTCAGTCTCGTGCTTGGGTGTAGTAACCTTGGCAGTTACGTTAGGTAGGGTCATGTCCATCATAGCCCAACCATTCTTGTGTGCATCCTTCCAAGCAATAGTCGCACCATCTACTTCATATGAAGATAGGTTGTCTGTCACTGTGTCCATTACACTGCGAAAGAAATCACCATGTGATGCACAGGTAAAGTCTTTGCCTACGATAGCGATAGGTTCACCTGTGTTATTGTCGATGACATACTTCTTGTCAGCAACACGGGTTGGTTCAAAGGTTACATCAAAGTCTAAGTTCTCTGGGATATATTCTAATGGCATATCAATTCTCCTTTTCTATTTGTTAGGTCCAACATTGGACTAGTAGTTATATCATATAATATGTACAACTGCAATAACTATTACAGGAATAAGGTGTATAATAATAAGTGTCTCAAGCATTTTTATCTCATCCATTTGGGCATATCTCTGCCCTTGTTGTATCTTGCGAACTTAGTCTTGTCTACTTTATAGAACGCACGGTACGCCATGATGGGCCACTTCTCATCTGTCTTGCAGTCATCGTGACCACTGAAACACTGAGGGTGTGGGGTCAGTTGTCCATCAGGTATGAAGTGTCTAGCCGCCAGCAAATGCTGTGGCCTTGCGTCTGGGTTAGTTGTACTAGGATTACCTGCACCATGCCACTTGCCATACCTATGATGATACTCACCCAGCATGGATGTATATAGGTTGAAGGCATAGACAAAGTTTGCCCGTGTCTCCATAGCCCACAAGGTACATGGATGCTTCTGATGTACTGGTTTGTACAACTGGTGATGCTCTGCATACTCAGGTGCATGATGCCATATGCTAGTGCATAGCATCTGCGCTTCTTCCAATGGCATCTTGACAACATGCTGGTCACACAGTGAACGTGATATAGCGTCAGGGTGATGGTCAATTAGAAATCTATTCATACTAAAATCCTTTCTATTATCTCAGCTACGGCTACGTAAATCATGTATCCAAACGCAGACCATATTACAATGAAGCCAACAATGCTTGGGTCACAGTAGCCGTAGTCATCCTTTAAGCCTAGTTTCCTCAGTATCTTATTCATGCTCACCCCCATTGCCTCTGCCAAGCCCACCGAAATAATTAGGCTTATGCTTGGCTGTTTGAAACACACCTAGTGTGATGAATATACCAGCTATGACTATAGCATGAGCCGCCGCACTGATACCAAAGGCAGTGATGCTACCAAGATACATGCTGAATATGATACACCACATCCATGCTAATACCTGCATAATCATATGTCGTGTGTTTAAATCTAGTATATGAGACAGTGGATTATGCTTGCTGTCCATAATTAGTTTATACATCTTAATCATTCTTATTATCCTTTCCTGACAGATACTTAGGTGTCTTAGCATCCTTGTCATTCAGCTTCTCAATAACATTGCCACATACATAGCAGTACATCTTTGATGCTAACTGCCGCAGCTTATTAGATATGTACTGTGTATTCAAGCAGTGCTTACATACATGTTTAATCATTAGTCATGCTCCCATCTATAAAATATATGTTCACCTATTTGTACTACCTTTGTCTTTGTCTCAGCCCAATCAGGCCGCACATAGCTGGCGTGGTAGTGTGTTGCACCTTCAACAAAGTCATCCAAGTGTCCATTCATTACACCATGTGCAACTAACATAGACCTGTTGTGTGCCTCTACATCAGGTGTCTTGTCACTCTTGCCATCACAGTACCAACTAAACTGACAGCGATTGCGTACAGGAAAGTCTGTATCCCATGAGTATGTCTGGCCCTGTTTAACTACACCACACACATCATCAGGGTAACGCTCATCACGTACTCTGTTCATCACTACCTGTGCCACAGCAACCTGCCCAATGAAGGGCTGGTCACGTGCCTCGTGATACACGTTGAGTGCTAGGCATACTAATGCCTCAGCTATCATCATCCATCTCCTCTAAGTCATCTACATCAATGCCATCAGCCATGTATGAATAGTCTATGTTATCTGCGTAAAATACCTTAACACTACCATCTTCATTACGAACATGGTCATCTGCCTCGCAATCATACACAAAGAATGTCATACTCCACACACCTACCGTGTAGGTTTTGTCTGGGTCAAAATTATGCATCACTCATCTCCTCTTTAGGGTAGTACACTTCTACCATACTGTTACAATTAGGGCAAGACAGGATGCTGAGTATAGCAAACTCATCACTCTCATCTGTGATGTCATGGTCGTTGCCCCATATTAGTTCTGTTCTACAGTGCCAGCAATTCATCTGCATCTCCTCTTGCTTTATTGAGTTCATCCACCGCAGACTTTATACCATGACAATTACGGCACATGACTTGACATTTTCTTATCTCACCTATCAACTTATTAAGTGTGAATAAAAACATCTTTGATGGTGCCATAACCTTTGTTGTTTTATCTACGTGGTCTAAGTCTAGCGCATAGGGGCTATGATTATAGCCACAAGACACACAACCTTTAGCTACTTTATACAAGTTAATCCAATGTTTTCGTCTTGCTCTCTTGTACCTGTTACGTTCAAGTTTTTTAGGTGGTGTTTTCATTACCATAACCTCGTGAATGTGCTGTCATCTGTCTCCCCATTATTGTGTATAGCATAGGCAGTGCAACACATATAACCATCATCATCATCATCCCAGATGTTCAGGTCATAATGTGCATCCTTCCTGCCATGAACTACGTCTACAACTGTAGCGTTATGCCAATAATCACCATCATACTGGTCAAGGCATTCGACTATCTCCTGTGACTTAGCCACAAGAAAGCCAAACTCATAGTCTGTTAAGTTAAGTTCAGTCATTATTCTTTCTCCA